TTTTTTATTCTGATAGGGGTAATTACTTAGATTTAATGTAAAAACAATGCCCCCCACCCCATTTTTTTCATTTTTTCTGTTGCTTTTGCTGTGAAGGGGGTGCATTATGTTATCATCATGTATGATTCTATACCTAGTACATACCTTCTAGTAAGTATATACCCAGTAAGTGCCTACCTTTGTTTACTTATTAAGTTTTTATTTTTTTTTGTTTACCTAGTAGGTATATATACCTAGTAAGTATGTACCAGGTATAGGTTTGTTTTTCATATTACTGAATTCATAAATCCCTTTTTCTTAGGATAGTAAATGGATAAGAGTATTTTAAGCAAAGTTGGGAACTTATCTGAATCCCAGAAAGCAGAAATATTAGTTTTGCTACAAGAACTAGAAAAAGCTAAGTCCAGAGAAAAGTGCCACGATAGTTTTATGGATTTTGTTGGAGAGGTTTGGTCAGCATTTATTCATGGAAGACATCATGAGATTATGGCTGAAGCTTTTGAAAGAGTAGCTAAAGGTGAGCTAAAGCGTTTAATTATTAATATGCCACCTAGACATACTAAAAGTGAGTTTGCTTCTTATTTATTACCTGCTTGGTTTTTAGGCAAGTATCCTGATAAAAAAATTATACAAACAGCCCACACAGCAGAATTAGCTGTTGGTTTTGGTCGTAAGGTTAGAAACCTCGTTAATAGCCAAGACTACAAGAACATATTTCCTGACGTTAGCCTACAATCAGACAGTAAAGCTGCTGGTCGTTGGAACACTTCCAAAGGTGGTGATTACTTTGCGATTGGTGTAGGTGGTGCGGTAACAGGTAAAGGTGCTGATCTTCTTATCATCGATGACCCTCATTCAGAACAAGAAGGGGCTAGTTCAGACATCAATGTATTCAATCGTACCTATGAATGGTACACCTCTGGTCCTAGACAGCGTTTGCAGCCAAATGGTTCTATCGTTGTTGTAATGACTCGATGGCACAATAAGGACCTAACAGGTCAAGTAATAGACGCAAGTATTAAACGTGGTGGTGCAGATCAGTGGGAAGTCATAGAACTTCCAGCCATTATGCCTTCTGGTAATCCTTTGTGGGAAGAATTTTGGAAGATAGAAGAATTACTTTCACTTAAAGCTGAGTTGCCTAACAGTAAATGGATGGCACAATACCAGCAAGACCCTACCTCCGAAGAAGGCGCAATAGTAAAAAGAGACTGGTGGAAAACATGGGAAGGTAGAGAACCACCCAATTGTGAGTTTGTTATTCAGTCTTGGGATACAGCCTTTATGAAAAATCAAAGGGCTGACTTTTCTGCTTGCACAACTTGGGGTGTTTTTTATCAAGAAAATGATGAAGGACAAGTAGCTCCTAATGTTATACTGCTAGATGCCTATCAAGAACGATTAGAGTTTCCTGATCTTAAAAAGATGGCATTAGAAAAATATAGAGCATACAGTCCTGATGCTTGTATCATTGAAGCAAAAGCTGCTGGTATGCCTCTAATCTTTGAATTAAGAGCAATAGGTATATTAGTACAAGAATATACACCGAGTCGTGGTAATGACAAAATTTCTAGGGTAAATGCAGTATCAGACCTATTTGCGTCAGGTGTTGTGTATGCTCCTTCAACTAGATGGGCAGAAGAAGTTGTAGAGCAATTTGCTGGTTTTCCTAATATGGAACACGATGATTTAGTTGATAGCACCACGCAAGCTCTGTTAAGATTTAGACAAGGTGGTTTTATTCCATTGCACTCAGATGAAGAAGATGAACCTTTAGAACATAACCGAACTGCAAATTACTATTAGGATTTTACATGGCAATCGAAAGACAACCAGCTACTCCGATTGAAGGAACAGTAGAGCAAGAATCTCCAGAAGCAATAAGCATTGCTATCGAAAACCCAGAATCAGTTTCAATAGAAACAGAAGATGGTGGGATGATTATTGATTTTGATCCTAATTCTAAAGAAGCAGGTGATGAAGATTTTGACTCAAACCTAGCTGACTTTATGGATGATTCAGACCTAAGTGACTTGGGTAATGAATTGATTAGCTCATATAAAAATGACAAAGAATCACGATCTGATTGGGAAGAAACCTACACAAAAGGGTTAGATCAGCTTGGATTAAAGATGGAAGAAAGAACTACACCTTGGTCTGGGGCTTGTGGTGTATTTCATCCAATGCTTAGTGAAGCAGTCATACGTTTTCAATCTCAATCTATTACTGAAATGTTTCCAGCACAAGGTCCTGTCAGAACAAAGATTGTAGGTAAGATTACTGAAGATAAAACAAAACAAGCACAAAGAGTAGAAGATTATTTGAATTATCTTCTAACTCACGAAATGTCTGAGTATCGTACAGAAACTGAAAAGATGTTGTTTTCTTTACCATTAGCAGGTTCTGCATTTCGTAAAGTATATTTTGATCCAAGTTTAGATAGACCTAGCTCTATATTTATACCAGCAGAAGATGTTGTTATTAATTATGGGGCAAGTGATTTAGAAACTTGTGAGAGAGCTACCCATGTCATGCGTAAGTCTTCTAACGCTGTTAGAAAAATGCAAGTCAATGGGTTCTATAAAGATATAGATTTACCTGACAGCTCAAGAAGTTATTCTGACATTGATAAGAAATATGATGAAATAACTGGCGAGTCATCTACTTTTAACTATGACAACAATCATACTATTTTAGAAATGCAAGTTGACTTAGATTTAAAAGGATATGAAGAAACAAATGAAAGCGGAGAAGAAACTGGTGTAGCAATACCTTATGTTGTTACAGTAGATTTTCCTAGTGGCATTATTCTTAGCATTCGCAGAAACTACTTTGAAGATGATCCTAAAAAAATAAGAAGGATGCACTTCGTTCACTATCAATACTTACCAGGTCTAGGATTTTATGGGTTTGGTTTAATACATATGGTAGGTGGATTAGCTAAATCAGCAACATCAATTCTTAGACAACTTGTAGATGCAGGCACTTTATCTAACTTACCTGGTGGATTAAAAGCCAGAGGACTTAGAATTAAAGGTGATGATACACCTATTATGCCTGGTGAATTTAGAGATGTTGATGTACCAGGTGGAGCTATTAGAGACAATATAGCCTTCTTGCCTTACAAAGAACCATCTTCAACTCTGTATCAGTTATTACAAAACATTGTAGAAGAAGGCAGACGCTTTGCAAGCATTTCGGATATGAAAATATCTGACATGAATAACCAAGCACCTGTAGGTACAACCCTTGCTTTAATGGAAAGAAACCAAAAAGTAATGAGTGCCGTACAAGCTAGGCTTCATGCAGCAATGAAAAAAGAATTTGATATTTTAGTTGGCATTGTTAGAGACTTTACAGAGCCAGCTTATCCTTATGAAACAGACGAAGAAGAATTTATTAAAGCAGAAGACTTTGATAAAAGAATAGATGTGCTACCTGTATCTGATCCTAACGCAGCTACAATGGCTCAAAGAATTATGCAGTACCAAGCTGCTATGCAGTTATCTCAAACAGCACCAAATATGTATGACTTGCCAGAGCTACATAGACAAATGCTTGGAGTGTTAGGCATTAATGATGTTGACAATATTGTTCCTGACAAAGATGACATCAAAGCTGTTGATCCAGTTACAGCCGTTCAAAATCTTATTAATGGCAAACCTGTTAAAGCATTTATTAATCAAGATCACGATGCTCACATTGAGGTGATTGCTTCAGTACAGCAAAACCAAGAAATAATGGAAACAGTAGAAAAGAGTCCAAACGCAGCAGGTATCCTTGCAGCAGCTTCTGCTTATGTGAATGATCATCTGACAATGAAATACAGAGAAGATATTGAAAAAGAACTTGGTGTTGAGTTACCGCCTATGGGTGAACCACTTCCTGCTGATATTGAAAAACGAATTTCTAGCTTAGTCGCAGAAGCAGCGCAAAGAGTGCTAGGTACTTCTCAACAAAGAGCAGAGAAACTTCGTGTACAAGAAATGCAAAAAGACCCACTAATACAAGCCAAAGAAAAAGAAGTGGCTATTAAAGAACAAGAAGCATTGCGCAGAGCAGAAGAAGGTGAGAAGCGTTTACAACTTGATGCTGCTAAAGCTGCTAACAGGGATGCTATAGAAAGAGAAAGAATTAAATCTCAAACACAAATAGCTGGAGCGCAAATAGGTTCTAAAGCTGCTAGTGAATTATTAAAAGCAGATCAGCTAGATAATCAAAAAGCGACAGATGACTTCTTAAAAGGAGTTGACTTAGCTAAAGATTTACTTGAAGATAGTTAAAAGAAATAATAATGCAATCATAAAGTAATATGTATGAACATTGCTAGCAAAGAACTATCATTATCCGAACATATGAAAATAAAACTTCGGACTTTGATGAACGATCACGCTGACCATATGAGTACAGGGGCTTGTAAAGACTTCTCTGAGTATCAAAAAATGGCTGGCATTATAGAGGGATTAGCCCTCGCAGAACGAGAACTTTTGGATTTTGTTCAAAGGAACTTGGAAAAATAGGAACTCGACTCCTAAAGTCGTGCAAATATATATGAATACAAAAATTACTACTAAGCGTAAGTCTGATAATATTAAAGTACCTGAATTAACCAATGAAGCTAAAAGTCAACTGCCTGAACCTAAAGGCTGGAAGATTTTAATAGCTATGCCTAAAACAGATACAAAAACTGAAGGTGGCATTATTAAAGCAACTTCAACTCTTAAAGATGAAGAAGTCAGCAATATTTGCGGTTATGTTTTAAAACTAGGTACAGAGTGTTATCAAGATAGTAATAGATTCCCGAATGGTCCTTGGTGTAAAAAAGGAGACTGGGTTGTATTCAGAGCTTATTCAGGCACTCGCATGAAAATGTATGGACAAGAGTTTCGGTTGATAAATGACGATACTGTCGAAGCAGTTGTTAGTGATCCTACAGGAGTGGTGAGAGCATGAGTAAAACAGAAATTATAAATGAAGAACCAGTAATAGAAGAAACCAAACCTCAAACTACAGAAGACAAATTTTTTGGTAAGTCAGTAGAAATTGACAATAAAATTCCAGAAGGTCTTGAGGTAGAAGTAGTTGATGATACACCTGAAGTTGATCGTAGACCTGCAAAAGCAGAAGATGCTTCGCCTGAAGTTGATGATGAAACAGTAGACAAAGAAATAGAAAATTACTCTAAAAGAGCTGCTGATAGAATAGCAAAAATTAAATACGAATACCATGAAGAACGCAGAGCTAAAGAAGCTGCTGCAAGAGAATCTGAAGAAGCAATTAAAAGATTACAAACTTTAATGTCTGAAAATCAAAAGCTACAAGCTATGGTTGAGCAAGGCGGTGAAGTATTAAACAAACAAGCATATAACAACGCTTTATGGGCAAAACAAAACGCTCAAGAGTCTTTCAAAAAAGCATACGAAGAAGGTAATGCTGATGAAATGTCAAAGGCTCAAGAGTTGTTATCTAGGGCAACGCTTGCAGAACAACAATCTTCTTCAATGGCAGTAAATGTTCAACAAGAGGTAATGAATAAACTGCCTCCACAAGAACCTGTACAGCCACAAAAACCACAGCTTGATCCAGATATGCAAGCATGGTCATCTAGGAATCCTTGGTTTATGGGAACCAATCCAGCACACAAAGAGATGACATCTTTTGCAATGTATGTAGATCAATCTTTGCAAGCAAAGGGAATTGACCCTGCAACTAAATCACAAGAGTATTATAGAGAAGTTGATACAGCAATGAAAAATCAATTTCCTAACTTCTTTGGTGTACAGCCACAAAATGAAACTGAAGTTTCACAAGGTTATACAACACCAAAACGACAACCTTCAACAGTTGTTGCATCCGCAACGAGGGATAGCGGAAACAAAAAACCCACGCAAATTCGTATGAATCAGACTCAAGTTAAAATAGCTCGTCAACTTGGCATAAGTCCTGAACAATACGCAAATCAATTATTAAAGGAGTCTTAATATGACTGACGTTAAAAGCAATACAAAAACCCCAGTTTCAAATGATTCTCCGAAAAACCAAGAGCGTACTCCTAGAGAGACAGAAAGCCGAGAGGCTACTCAGCACACACAAAGCTGGGAAAATTCTGCTAATTTACCGACACCAGACGCACAAACAGGATGGGTATTTAGATACATCAGAACAGCCTTATTAGGTCAATCTGATAATCCAAATGTTTCCAGAAGGTTTCGTGAAGGCTGGCTACCTTGCAGATTGGAAGACCATCCAGAGTTACAGATTCATATGATGGATCATAATTCAGAATGGGCTAAAAAAGGCAATGTTGAAATTGGTGGTCAATTATTATGCAAAATGCCTGCGGATAAAGCGAAATCCAGAGATGAACATTTTAATAGTCTTGCGAAATCGCAAATGGAATCTGTAGACAATGTATATTTTAAAGATCAGGATAATCGAATGGCAACCAAACAAGTGTTTGAGCGCAAATCGAAGACCTCTTTTGGTAGAGATTCATAAAGAATCTTTAATAATTAATTTTTGTTAAGTTAATACTTAACAGCGTAAGGAGACAATTATGTCATCAGTAGCAACTCCACATGGAGCTAGACCTGTTGGAACAGTTGTTGGAAGTCCTTATCAAGGAAAAGTAACACATTATCCAATCACTAGCGGATATGCAACAGCAATATTCTATGGTGATTTTGTAAAATGGGCAGATCAAAATCCTAATACCACTATCGAAAAAGATACTGGTACAAGTTCTTTGACTACCATTGGTGTTTTCCTTGGTTGTGCTTACACCGATCCAACTACAGGTCAATTCACACCTAACAATCAATTCCCAGCTTCTACAGCTGCGGATGATATTGTTGCGTATGTAGCAACCGATCCGTTTATTTTAATGCAAATGCAATGCAATGGCGCAGCAACTTTAGATACTTTAGGTAAAAATGCTAACGTAGTGCAAACAGCAGGAAGTACAGCAATCGGAGTTAGTAAAAACACAGTTGGTATATCTACGGCTGCAACTACTAATACACTACCTTTAAAGATCGTTGACTTTGTTGACGGACCAGATAGTGCAGTAGGCGATGCTTTTACAGATGTACTTGTCATGGTTAATGTTGGGCATCAGTTGCTTAACACGACTGGTATAGGATAATAGGAGATAGATTATGGCTGCTATATCAAGAGCAAATGAGCTTAAACAACTCCTACCTGGATTGAACGCTCTATTTGGCGAAGAATATGGTCAATACGAAAACGAGCATGAAGAAATCTATGTGACAGAAAATTCTGAAAGAAGCTTTGAAGAAGAACTGAAACTATCAGGTTTTGGAGCTGCTCCAGTAAAAGATGAAGGTTCAGCTATCACTTATGATACTGCACAAGAATCTTTTGTGGCTCGTTACACGCACGAAACAATTGCAATGGGATACTCAATCACAGAAGAAGCAATGGAAGATAATCTCTATGTTTCTTTATCTGGTAGATACACCAAAGCTTTGGCTCGCGCAATGGCTTATACTAAACAAGTAAAAGCTGTAAACCCACTTAACAATGGTTTTTCTACTGCATTTACCAGTGGAGATGGTGTTGCTTTATTTAGCACAGCACATCCTTTAGTAAATGGTGGAACTAACAGCAACCGCCCTACAGCAGGTGCTGACTTGAATGAAACTTCTTTAGAAGATGCAATCATTCAAATCGGTAAATATACTGATGATAGAGGCTTAAAAATTGCTGCTAGACCTAGAAAGTTGATTGTACCTTCAGACTTACAGTTTGTTGCTACTAGACTTTTACAAAGTGACTATAGAGTAGGTACGGCTGATAACGACATCAATGCTATTAAGACAAATGGTGTAATACCAGAAGGCTATTCAGTTAATCATTATTTAACTGATACAAATGCTTTCTTTATTACAACAGATATTCCTGATGGCATGAAGCATTTCGTTAGAAGTCCTATGACTACTTCTATGGACGGAGACTTTGATACAGGTAATGTACGATACAAAGCTAGGGAACGATATTCATTTGGAGTATCAGACCCACTCGGTATCTTTGGATCACCTGGTTCATCGTAAAGGTAAACAATAAGGGGGAGCGAAAGCTCCCCTTTTTTGTGTTATATTAAAAATCTAGGGTAAAAAATAACTCTATCAACTGACCTAGCAGACTTTGCCAAGATGATAGACTAAATTTCAAAGGATGAAATTATGGCTAATACAACTTTTAACGGACCAATAAGGTCTGAAAACGGATTCAAAACTATTGATATAAGCTCCACATCAGGAGCAGCAACAGATGGTTTAGTAATTAATAGTGATGGTAATATTTTTACTGATGATGGTGGACACATTCAGTATGCAGCAGCAACTGGGTATGGACCTGCCGATTTTATTGTAGGTAAAGGCGGAAGCCAATATGCTACAGTCGATCCCTACACATCTGGAGCAAGTCAGTTATTTCCTTTAGGAAGTAGATTGCTTTACGGCAACACAGTTTACAGTTATGGAAAAATGGGTGCTGGTGCTGTAACGGCTGGTAAATGTGTAACTCATGCTGCTTCAATAGCGCATCACTTTGATTTAACACCTACTGCTGGTGTAGCGGCTGGAGAAACTGCAATTTCAGTTGAAACTGCTGGTACTGATATAACTCTTAATCAATATGCAAATGGTTATCTTTATGTAAATGATGCGGCTGGCGAAGGTCAAATGCTTAGAATCAAATCTAATCCTGCACATGATCATTCTGAGGACCCTTCAATCGTAATTACTTGCTACGATGATTTAGCAACAGCAATAACAACAAGCTCAAGAATAACTTTAATTCCTGATCCAAGAAGTGCTTTAATTGGTCAAGCGGCTACAACTACAGGTGCAACAATGGGTGTAACAGTGGTCGATATGGCTGCTACTCATTTTGGTTGGTTTGCAGTTTCAGGACCAGCTACAGTATTAACTTCAGGAACATTAGTTGTAGGTAATCACGCAGTACCATTAGGAGCTGTTGGAGCTGTTGGACCTGCGGCTGGAGATGTTATACAAGTAATAGGTACTGTTATGATTGTTAATGTAACTACTGATTACTCATTAATTAACCTTACTGGTATTATCTAGGAGTAACTTATGGCTGGCAGATCAGATGTAAAAGCAGTCACTATAACTGCTGATACAGTTGCCTTAGATGCAGATGGAATATCAACAGCAGCCTCTGTTGGAAATAATGCAGCCCTTACAATAGGGGGAGCATTAGCTGACAGTGGTTCTGTTACACTCAGTCATGGGAGGATTGTAACGATCCTTTCGGCTGGGAATGATTCTGCTAAATCATTTACTGTTGTTGGAACTGATATTAATGGAGATTCCCAAACAGAATCCATTACAGGTGCTAATGCTGGTACAGCTACTGGAACTAATTTCTTTCTAACAATAGCTTCTATAACTGCTGTAGGAAATCCAGCAGGAAATGTTTCAGCAGGAGTCAATGCTTCGGCAGCAGATGTTATCTTTCAAGGCAGATCAAGATTAAAAGGTATTTATTTAACTGGCACTGCAACAGCAGGAACTACAGACTTTTTAACAACTTCACCATCAGGAACAAGTTTGATGAAGTTAAGTTCTGTAGGTGATGCTAATGCAACAAGAGATGTTGTCATTCCAGATGAAGGAGTAGTCTTTTCTAATGGTATATACATTCAATATACTGTATCTACTTTTTTAACAATGACTGTGTTTCACGCTTAAAAATATTTTGATATTAATAGAATTTATAATACTCTTGAAACATAGGGTATTATAAATATCTACAAAAGGAACTTATTATGGAAAAGAAAAAAGATTCAAAAGGCACTAAAGGCATGGCTGGCGGTGGTAGATCAACCAAGGGTATGGCTGGTGGCGGAAAGTCTACTAAGTATATGGCTGGTGGTGGCAAATCTACTAAAGGAATGGCTGGTGGTGGAAAGTCAACTAAAGGCATGGCTGGTGGTGGTAAATCTACCAAGGGCATGGCTGGCGGTGGAAGAATGGGAAGGGAAGTGGGCAAAGAACAAAAAGTTCAATCCTACAAAGAATATGTCAAAAATATGTTTGGTGGCGGAATGACAAGTGTTCCAGCTATGAAAAAAAACAAACGATAAGTAGACATAAGCAATGAGAAAAAGAGATAACTCTATACCTAAAACAACTAAAGGTAAGGGTGCTAACTACCGATCTACTAAAAGTGGAGCTGGTATGACTAAGAAAGGGGTTGCGGCTTATCGTAAAGCCAATCCTGGTTCTAAGTTAAAAACAGCAGTTACAGGTGATGTAAAAAAAGGTAGTAAAGCTGCAAAAAGAAGAAAATCTTATTGTGCAAGGTCTCTAGGGCAACTTAAAAATAGTTCAGCTAAAACTAGAAACGATCCTGATTCAAGAATCAGACAGGCTCGTAGAAGGTGGAAATGTTAAAATAGGATAAATAATGGCAACCAGTGGAACGCATACATTTAACTTAGATTTAAGCGATATTATGGAAGAAGCTTATGATCTTTGTGGGCTTGAATTAAGATCAGGATATAAGTTCAGAAGTGCTAAAAGAGCTTTAAATTTAGTATTTTTAGAATGGCAAAACAAAGGTCTTAATTTGTGGACTGTTGAGCAAGGAACAGCTTCTGTTGTTTCTGGCACAAGCAGTTACACAATAGATTTGTCTGCTCTTGATGTAATAGATGTCTTTATAAGAACTGATGCTGGAGATCAAACAAAACAATTTGATCAGCGATTAAACAGAATATCTAAGACAGAATACAATCACCAATCTAATAAACTTAATCAAGCTAAACCCACACAATTTTATGTTGATAAAGGCACATCAAGCATTGATATAGTTCTATGGTCTACTCCTGATAAATCATATACTCTAGTTTATGATTATGTTCAAAAGATTGAAGATACAGGTAATGTTGCAAGTAACAATACAGATGTACCTACCAGGTATCTTCCTTGTTTAACTTATGCTTTAGCATATAACTTAGCTTGTAAATCACCTGAAGCTCAACAAAGAGTTCCTATGATTAGACAAAGATACAATGAGTTATGGAAGGATGTTAGTGATGCCGACAGAGAAAGGGCATCTGTAAGATTTGTTCCAGACTTAGGGGTTTATGGTTACTAAATGGCTTATGCAAGAGCAACAAAAGCTTTAGGTCAATGTGATAGATGTGGTTTTACATTTAAACTTAATTTGCTTAAATATGAAATTGAAGACAGCAAAAGAAATGGTTTCAGAGTTTGTACTGAGTGTTTTGATACTGATCATCCTCAATTAAAATTAGGCGAAATAAATAGTAGTGATCCACAAACTTTATTTAATGCTAGACCAGATGCAGGAGAAGTATCTTCTACATCATATTATTCTTTTAATCCTGTAGGTGGAGGAATGTTTGAATTTGGTTCTAGTACAATGGGATTAAATATAAAAGGCGATATTGGAACAGTTAAAGTGAGTACAACATGAGTCTGACATTTACTACATTAAAATCGGCAATACAAGATTATACAGAAAATACTGAAGCAACATTTGTTTCAAACTTATCAAATATTATTGTTCAGGCAGAAGACAGAATAATTAAATCTGTTGAGCTTCCTAACTTTAGAAAAAATGTAACAGCTAATTTAACTGCTGATTCTGAGTATTTAAAAGCACCTTCTGATTATTTATATCCATATTCACTTGCAGTAATTGACTCTGACAGTAACTATAATTATCTTCTGAACATTGATGTAAATTTTATAAGAGAAGCATACCCAAAAATTGCAACTACAGGTGTGCCAAAACATTATGCACAATTTGATTCTGAAAATTTTATATTAGGACCAACACCTAGTTCTGCTTTTGGCATCGAGTTACATTATTTTTATACACCTACATCAATAACTGCATCAGCCGATGGAACATCATGGCTAGGTACAAATTCTCCAGAAACATTACTTTATGCTTCTTTATGTGAAGCGTATGTATTTATGAAAGGTGAGCCTGATGTTCTAGCTAATTACGAAAAAAGATTTACAGAGTCTTTGCAAAAACTTACATTGCAATCAGACGGATACAATCGTAAAGATGCTTATAGAGATGGACAAAGGAAAATAAATGTTTAGTGTGGATGTACAAAGCACAATAGGAACTGTAGGGGTTAAAACTACTCAGAATGAAGGTTTAAAGCCTGAATATTGGACAGAGCGCATAATGGAGCGTTTAATTGCTGTAAGCGAAAATGCCGATCCTATGGTTAAAGCACAAGCAGAAGCATTTAAAGATCATATACAAAATGTAGTTTTACTGTACATGAAACAAGCTGTATTGAGTGATAGAGCTACTGTAGCAGGTTTATTAGAAAAACAAGGTCATCAAGAAATGGCAAATATTATCAGGAGATTATAATGGCAATATCGCAAGCAATGTGTACATCATTTAAAAAAGAACTACTTGAAGGTACGCATAACTTTTTAGCATCTGGTGGAAATAGCTTTAAATTAGCTTTGTACACAAGTTCTGCATCTTTAGGTGCAACTACTACAGCATACTCAAGTACAAATGAAGCTAGTGGAACTAATTATTCTGCCACAGGATCAGCATTAACTAATGTTAATCCTGCAACTTCAGGAACAACAGCATTTACTGATTTTGCTGATTTAACTTTTAGCAATGTAACCATTACAGCTAATGGTTGTCTAATATATAACGATACAAACAGTGATAAAGCAGTTTGTGTTTTAGCTTTTGGTGGAGATAAAACATCTACAGCAGGAGATTTTACAATACAGTTTCCAGCAGCAGACGCTTCAAATGCAATTATAAGAATAGCGTAGTTTTACTATGTCTAATATAAATGGCTGGGGTAGAGGTACTTGGGGTCAGCTAGGTTTTGGCTCTGATCCAATACCAGTTACTGTCACTGGAAATGTTGGAACCACAGCACTAGATGATGGAACTGCTGTACAAGCCGCAGCAGTTGTAGGAGTAACTGCAACAACCTCAACAAGTGGATTGGGAGATGAATCAGTATCTGCCGCAGCTAATGTTTCTGTCACTGGAAATGCTGGTACTTCAGCAGTAGGAAATGAAAGTTTAATAACTAATAATTTCCTAGATATGACAGGTTTAGCAGGTACATCTGCACTAGGTACAGAAACAGTTACTGCTGATGCTAATGTAGCATCTGAAGGATTTGAATTGACAAGCACGTTAAGTTCGGTAAATGTTTGGGGAGAGTTGGCGCAAAATTTATCTGTAACATATACAAATATAACAATACCCCAAACTCCAACTTATAGTGAAATTGTTTTATAAATATTAACGAGGAATAAAAATGGCAAGCTCATATGTAAATAACCTAAGACTAAATGAAATGGCTACTGGCGATGCTAGTGGTACATGGGGTACTACTACAAATACCAATTTAGAGCTTATAGGTGAAGCATTAGGTATTGGCACAGAAGCTATAACAACTAATGCAAATACACATACATCTACAGTTGCTGATGGTGCGTCAGATCAAGCTAGAGCCATGTATGTAAAATATACAGGAACTCTTGATTCAGCTTGTACTATTACTATAGGACCAAATACATTAAAACGAATTCAAGTTATAGAAAACGCTACAAGTGGTTCTCAAAATATAATAATTAAACAAGGTTCAGGAGCAACAGTAACTATTCCAAATAGCAGAGTAGCTGTTGTTACACTTGATGGAGCTGGTTCAGGTGCAGCAGTATTAAATGCTTTTACTGATTTAGATTTAGCAGGAACTTTAAGTATTGCAGGAGCAGTAGCTGCCGCAGCAGCTTTAACTGTAGGTACTGACTTAACTGTAGGCGATGACTTAACTTTAGAATCAGATGCAGCAGTTTTAGGATTTGGTGCAGACACTGATGTAACACTAACGCACGTTGCTGATACAGGGCTTCTTTTAAATGGAACTTCTGTTATTCAATTCAATGATTCATCACAAAATATAGGTGCGCCAAGTAATGCTATATTGGATATTAATGCAACTGATGAAATAGAATTAAATGCAACACTATGTGATGTTAATGCTAACTTAGATGTAAGCGGTACAATAGTTGGTGCAAGCACTTTGTCTGCAACAACAATTACTGCTTCAACTGCATTTGTTCCAGATGCAAGTGATGGCGCAGCTCTTGGTACTACTTCATTAGAATTTTCAGATTTATTCTTGGCAGATGGAGCTGTTATTAATCTGGGTGCAGACCAAGATGTAAAAATAACACACGTTGCAGATACAGGTGTATTACTCAATGCCGCTAGTGTTATTCAATTTAGAGATTCAGCAATCAATATTGGTTCCCCTGCTGATGGTGATTTAGATATAAACGCAGATGACGAAATAGAATTAAATTCTACACTTGTTGATCTTAATGGTAATTTAGATGTTAGTGGAACTATTGTTGGTGCTAGTACCCTATCTGCAACAACAGGAACCTTTAGTGGTGTCTTAAAAACAGATGATACTACAAATGCAACAAGTACAACTGATGGTTCCTTACAAACAGATGGCGGTCTATCAGTAGCATTAGATGCTGTTATTGGTGATGACTTATTCTTGTTATCAGATAGTGCAGTTTTAAACATAGGTGCAGATTCAGATTTAAAAATTACACATGATGGTACAAATGGAGATTTTGAATCCGCTGGTAATCTGGTCTTCGATGTAGCTGGAGATATTACACTTGATGCAGCTGGCTTAGATGTAAATTTTGCTGCGGCTGGA